ATTACCTAGTAACACGCTGAAGGTAGACTTAGACCCACAACTTTATACAGACAGTGATCCAGTACAGCGTGGACTTACTCTATACGATAGAAAGAATCACACGGATGTATGGACCAAAGAGGTTAAAGCCTCGATTACTTTTGAGTTAGCATTCACAGATATGCCTGAGCAGTTCAGACACTACATCACAGTCAAAGCAGCTCGTATCTTTGCTAACAGATTCTTAGGCAGTAGAGAGATTGAAGGGTTTGCTTTGAGAGATGAGATAGAAGCGAAAGCCCGTGCTATCGATAGTGACTCTGAGAATGCAGACAGAACTATCTTTGACCACTACAGCGTACTAAGAGTATTAGATAGATAAGCGATGCCTCTGTTAGTAAACAGTGTACCTAACCTAGCACAGGGCGTATCGCAGCAGCCTGACAATCTTCGTTATCCAGGACAATGTGACGAACAAATCAATGCTTGGGCTACTGTTGTTGAAGGATTGGTAAAGCGTCCTAATACAAGACACACAAGCAAACTGTTCACAAGTAAAGTAAGCAACGATGCATTTGTACACTTTATAGATAGAGACGACGATAATCAGTTTGCTGCTGTTATAGATAATAATCAGGTATCGTTATTCAACTTAGCTACAGGAAGTCCTGTTAGTTTAGCTGTATCAGCTAGTGCTCAGACCTACCTAAATAATGTTACTACTCCTCGTACTGATGTTAAAGCTCTGACAGTTGCAGACTATACATTCATAGCTAACAAAGAACAGACGGTATCATTGGGTGCTTCTCTTAGTTCCACACTTCCTTACGAAGCTTTAGTGTTTGTTAAGTTGGGAGACTACAGTAAAGAATACAGTGTAGAAATAGATGGTCAGAAATTTATTTATGAGAGTGGAGACGGACAGAACTCCACTGCTGATTCCACAGGTAATTCAGATGGTACAGGTAGAGATGCGGATACTGAATACATAGCTGGGCAGATCGCACAGACTTTAGGAACAGGTGGTCAAGTAACTTCTGTTACAATAACAAACGGAGGAAGCGGATACACCACACCACCTGATGTTACATTTAGTAATCCTGCTACAGGTACTGATAATGCTGAAGGATATGCTTTGTTGTCAGGAGGTGTTGTCACTGAAATTGTTGTTACCCACGGAGGTAGAAAATATACATCAGCACCCACTGTTACATTCAGCAGTGGATCAGCCACAGCTACCGCTACAATAGCAACTACTGGCGTGTCTCAAACAGTTGAAGTACAGAATGCTTGCATCAAGATTACAGGTACATCTGATTTTCAGATTGGAACTAAGGATGGATTAGCTGACCAAGGACTAGGTTTAGTTTACAAAGAAGTAGGTAACATTACAGACTTACCATCTAAATCATACCACGGATTCCGAGTTAAAGTGCGTGGTGATACAGAGCTTGTACAAGATGATTACTATGTAAAGTTTGAGGTACACGATGAAGAAGCATTTGGAGAAGGTACTTGGGTAGAAGATATAGGATACGGTGTAAAGACTGAGCTGAACGCTACCACTATGCCTCTACAGCTAGTACCGGATGCCACTTTTACCAACTGGACATTAGATGTTACTGACTGGACGGACCGCTTGGTAGGAGACGACGACACGAATCCAGCTCCTACATTTGTAGGTAGTAAGATAAACGATATGTTCTTCTTTAAGAATCGTCTGGGTATACTGACTGACGACAGTGTTGTATTCAGTGAAGCGGATGAGTTCTTTAACTTTTGGAGGGCTACTGTACTACAGCTGCTAGACAGTTCTAGGATAGATGTAGGAGTCAGTCACACAAGAGTAGCAATACTTAAACACGCTGTACCATTCCAAGAGAAGTTATTGTTGTTCTCTGAGAATACACAGTTCGTACTTAGAGGCACTGACTTGTTAACACCTAAGACGGTAAGCATAACACCAGCTACTGAATACAACTCCACACCAGAGATTCGTCCAATCGTACTGAATAACTATGTATACTTCCCATTCAAACGGAACGGATATGCAGGAGTTACTGAGTACTATGTAGACAACGACACTAATATCTTTGATGCAGCGGAAGTAACAGCTCAAGTACCTACTTACATACAATCTGATGTTATCGCTATGGCGGGTACTGCTGTTGAGAATGTATTAGCACTGGTTAACAATCAGAACAGAAAAGAGATATTTGTGTATAAGTATTTCTGGCAAGGTAAAGAGAAGATACAATCAGCTTGGCAGAAGTTCACACTTAGTAGAGATGTTATCGGATTGGACTTCATCGAGTCTAACTTACACTTGGTAACGAACGATACTACATCCACCTACTTAGAAGTACTACCACTAGAGAATGATCTACAGGACACTGGACTTACTTATACTATCTGTTTAGACAGCAGGATAGACGGTAGTGCTTTGACTACTAGCTTTAGTGGTGGTGTTAGTACAATCAGCGGTTTTCCTTACGATCCAGTAGATGTTGAGATATTCAGTAAAGCTGGACACAAGTATACATTCACTAGAACATCAGCTACTGAAGGTACAGTCAGTGGAGATATAACATCTGTTCCATTCTTTGCAGGTATCCCGTACGATATGTTGTACAAGTTCTCTGATCAGACACTGAAGCAACCCACAGAAAGAGGAGGTCGTAGTGCATCTGATTACACATTCCAAACGATTCGTAGCGGTAGCTTGAACTATGCAGAGACCGGACACTTTGTTGTGGAAGTAACTCCTAAGTTTAGAGACACCTACAGCTACGCATTCAATCCTGATATACTGGGTGCTGACTTAACACTTAACAGTTTCACACCACAAGACGGACACTTCAGGTTCCCCGTGCAAGCACAGCCAAACGATGTAACAATCGAAGTGAAGAGTAGTTCTGCCTTGCCTGTTAAGTTGTTAGCTGCAGAGTTTGAATCCATGATGATACCGAGAAGCAGAAGATATGGAGCTTAGAATAGATGAAGCACAGGGGGATATGGATGCAGCTGATCTGTATGAGGACCTGCGGGAGGAAGACATGTTAGAGATTCTTGGATTGATGCACCACCCTAGAGATGCTGTGTATATGTCATACGGTACATCTAGTAAGTGCTACAGTGTTAAGGATGAATGGAACAATCTGTACTGCTCGTTTGGAGTATCTCCTATCAACGGTACTAATATCGGAAGTGCTTGGTTATTAGGTACTAGAAGATTACCAAGTATTAAGAAGTTCTTTTTACAACACTCTAAGGAGCGTATGCAGGAACTACTGAACGGATTTGATTACTTAACTAACTTTGTTATGCGTAGTAACACACTGAGCATTAGATGGTTGGAGTGGCTAGGTGCTGAGTTTAACGATTGTCAGTACGATAACTATCTGTCATTTATATTAGAGAGGAAGTAATTATGTGTGATCCAGTATCAATAGCACTAGCCGTCGGTTCTTCAGTTGCTCAATATGCAGGGCAGCGGAAGCAAGCTAGAGCACAAGCAAGATACCAAGCACAAGCAGCAGCTGCGGAGCGTCAGAGATTCCTACAAGAACAAACCTCCCTTCGTATGCGTCAAGCACAGGAGCAAGAAGCTGTTGGACGGGAGTTAGAGCAAGTAAGTAAGAAATCACAAGCAGCACTTGCTAGAGCTAGAGTATCTGCTGGAGAAGCAGGTGTAGCTGGTGCGTCTGTTCAAGCGTTGATGGATGACTATATGAGACAAGAAGCTGGGTATCGCAGTGCGTTAGCTAGACAACAGGAGTTAGGAGCTATCGGTACTGGTATGCAGCTTGAACAAGCAGGGTTTGCTACACAGCAGCGTCAGATCGGAATTAACCAACCAATCAATAAACCGAATCCTTTAACTATTGCTTTACAGGGTATTCAAACAGGTATGAGTATGCATCGTACGGGATTGGATATACAAAGTAGGATGGGTGGTTCTTCTAATCCACCTATACCAACAGGATCAGTTCCTACTACAGATGCTAGAGGTCTTCCACAGTACACTATTTAATTATGGCTAAGGAACGAGTACAAGTACAAGGACTAGGGGATGTTGCTCCTGGTATTCAGCCTACCATTCAACGAGCAGGTCAGTACGGCATTCAGGTGCAGAAGGCTGGTCGTAACAAGTTGATGGATTTAGCGGATGCTTTAGGTCAAGTTAATCCAGCCCTGCAAGCATACGGACAAGTTCAGAAGTTCCAGTACGAAAAAGGATTAGAGCGTGGTGAGATGGAAGCAGCTACTGCTGATCTTGAGCAATCGATTGAAGGATTAGATGCAACCGGAGAGAAGTTAGTAGAGCAAGGATTGTTACCTAGATCACAACTTGTTGGTTATCAACGAGCATTTCGTAGACGCATT